GCAATTCATGGATCGCATAAAGGTGAAAAGGTTGCAATTCGAAACGCAAAAAAGACGTAGAGGCGAGAGCCTCCACGACAAAAAATCGTTCGAAACCCTCGCACCTTCATGCGAAACTTTACAAAGAACTCCACTCAAATGTGGAGAGAAACCCGCGACTGCACCGCATTAATTTCCTTTTACTGCAAGACCACTGCGCCTAGTCCCCTTTCGGAGAGTGCATCTCAGCCTTTCTTGCCCTCGGCTCCTCAGAACCTTATCTGATTACGCTCAGCAGGAAGCGATACGTGTTCAACGTATATGAGATCCGAACCCTTATCCGACAACATGGACGGAGATCAGGAACCCAGGTTAACAACCCGGAAAGAATCTACTTTTGGATCAGGAAGCTACTCCTACCCTCTAGGTGTGGGATACCAGTCCTTATTTGCGTACGCGACCTACGTACATGCCCCGCTTTAAGTCCGGGGAGACTCTTGGCATCTAGAAACTATTGGTCTCTTATGCTGAGCGCTTAAGGCCGGCCCAGGCCACTCACATCTTTATTGACTCGAGCTAAGTCGGGGATATCCATCCCCTGGACCTCAATGAAGAGGCTTTATGGTGGAACGATAGCCACAGTAGGTACGTCCAAAGTAGGACAACACACAAAGTACAGACATGTGAAGTCTGGACCTGAACCTGCGGCAGTCATAATGGTAGTCGTATTGGAAATAGCTGTATTTCCCCCTTTGAAGAGGATTTGCAACCGTGCTCCTTGTTCTCGCGTACCATCAGCACCTGTTCCAGTGCCATAATCACTAGGTCTAACCAAAGAAAAGTTAAATCCATTGTAATCAGGCAAATTGAACGAAAGGGATCCATTCGTCATCGTGGACGTAATGGCCAAACCTGAAAGTCCACTGCGTGCAAACTGATTAGTTGTATTCAACCAGTATGCACCCAGCGAGACCGAAGGCGCGGCTATATTATCCACAGTAGCGTATTGGTCCTGTTGGCTTTCGCCAGCGGCTGTAATGACACGAACCACTCGAACGTCAGCAACCCCAGCTTGCAGATCCTGTGAAGGTGTAACAACGTAGTTAGTACTTCCTCGGTATCCTGCAAACATGCCCGTTACATAAGGCATAGGGTGCATCGGTGAATAGTTATAAGGTGTCGTACCCGCTGCGACAATGTTTGGCGCCGTAATCGTTGTTGCATATGCTGCATTGTAGCCCCCTGCTTGAGGCATTCGCCGGTAGATCTTTCTCACAAAAGAGAAATAAGAACCGGTGAGCGCCCGTGGGTTAACTACATCTGTAACAGCATGTCTATGCAAGAGATCACGTAACGATAACACTGCTTCACCAAAGTTCAATCCATAACGGTCATCAGAGACCATTGTAGGATTCCCGAAACTGGTTTGTTCACAGATAACATCTGTCTTGTCTTCCGCCTGCAACTGGAAGAAACTCGGCTGTGTCGAAACACCGCCGATAATATCCATGGGGTTGGCAAACTCAAAGTTTTCCGCCCCACGGACATAAACCAGGACTCGCACTGAACCAGTGGCCGGTGCTGTCAACTGATTTGCGACACGAATGCAGATAGAACCATTATCAATCCCACGGCGTGGTGCCAGGGATCCAGTGGTGGTCCAATTGGTCGCAATATCGTGGTTTGTTGACAACCACGCCCAGTCCTGGTGGTATGGAATTCGAAACTCCATATCATCAGTCTCACCAACATCCAGAATATGTGAATAAACAGCATTTTCTGGTACATCCGTGTTCGTCAAGGACTCTACAGGGTCGTACTGAATTTTCAGTCGACCCTTGTGGAATTTCGTACAAACCACCTTGACACGCACAATGATGTCCCCTCTCCAATTGTGAAACATGTTCCCGAGATAGGAGAGTGGGATGTGGTAAGTTCTCTGACCCACCGTACTGGGACCAATACCTACAATGTCCGTAGACCTGAAAAGCATTGGCGTAATTCTCTGTGCATACAACTGCGTGCTGACAGGATCTGACGTTCCCCATTCAAAGTAAGCTAAAAAACTTTCCTTTTGCTTGAGGTACGTCATAACTAGTTCGTCCTCCGAACCAATACCATGTGGTGCTGGATCAATGGACAGCTCTTGCTTTGGATCGAGCGCTAGTTTCTGTACAGCAGTCCCGATGGCCGATGAGGCCAACATAGGACCATTCATGGGCATGAACCCATGAACATCATCTATCACGGGTACATTTGTATACCCGAATAGTGTCGCAATTGTTGCAACTGCTGATGCCCCTATCTGTGTGGCTCTGGCAAAGGGCCTAATGTAGGGGATTTGGGACAAAGCCCCAGCAACAGCAGCAATAGCGGAAGCAGGCCTGGAGATCTTTCCCTCGCCATACTCATCGCTCTGCAGAGTAAGTTTGTTTGTTGGCCCCATCAATTCAACATTGGTCATCCATGCATATGTTCGCACTGTCACAGCGGTTGAACCACCCGCGACAGCAATGCGCAACGGTGCATACACAACATAGTGCAAACTACCCATCTGGATCACATCAATTAGACTTGTGATGTCCAACCAATTTTTATGGTACAGGAATGGTAGACTGAATTCACCACCAGCATTTGCCTGTGGGTACAAGTACAATCCCCGCATTTGCGAGTATGGTACAAGTGGATCAGTAGTTGAAGAACTGTTGCGTACTTTGTTTGTGTTCAGCCCCAAAAGTGGCTGATAACCA